AAAAGTTTTACGGTGAGAGATTAAGAAGTGCAAGAATGTATAGAGGGTTGACGCTTACTGAATTAGCGAAGCGGACTGAAATCAGTAAGCAGTCAATTTCCTTATATGAGAATGATAATAACACACCAGATTATATGAAAGTTAGGCTCTTGGCATCAGAGCTTAACTTTCCGTATGATTACTTTTTTCAAAAGGATAGTTATGCTGCAAAAACAGAAACAACCTATTTTCGTTCATTGGCAAGTGCTACAAAGAAAGATAGAACAGCGCAGAGTATTAAGTTGGAATATGTAGCAAAAATGTATGAGATACTTTTGGAATTCATTTCATTTCCTGAAATGAATTTACCAAGTGTTGATTTTGTAGGATGTGATGATGTATTTGAGTGTGAGAACGAGGATGCAATTCAAGAAATAGAGGATATTGCTGCTCAGGTAAGAAAATATTGGGATATTGGTACTGGACCAATAAAGGATTTACAGTATCTTTTAGAAAAAAATGGAATAATTGTAACGGGATTTGATACCAACGAAGATAAAATAGATGCGTTTAGTCAGCGAACTATAGTGGCGGGAAATGATATTTATTTTATTGCAGTTGCATTAGGAAACAGACCAGAAGGCAGAATTCGCTTTGACATGGCTCATGAGTTGGGACACATATTATTGCATCCATGGAGTGAGGATCTGGAAGCTATAACAAAAGATGAGTTTAAAGCAAGAGAACGTCAGGCGAACATGTTTGCGAGTGCATTTTTGTTACCTAAAGACAGCTTTGGTAAAGACATTGCTTCATATCCTACAGATTTAAAATATTATCAGTTCTTAAAAAATAAGTGGAAGGTATCTATTCAGGCAATGATTTACCGGACACACCAGTTGGGCATTATGTCTGATAACCAGTATCAGTATTTAATGCGTCAAGTTTCAAAAAATGGGTGGAGAATTAAAGAACCTGGCGATGTACCATATTCCTTGAATGAAAATATATTTCAAGGAGCCATTGATTTACTGATAGAGCAAAATGTACTTACGGCGAAAGAAATATTGGATTTATTCAAAAAAAATGGAGTGACTTTATATCCAGAAGATATGGAGGAACTTCTTCATTTGCGTCCAGATACCTTAAAGGTAGAGGAAAAAGTTGTACCAATATTGCAGTTGCGAAAAAAATAAGTGATTAGTATGAAAAGATCAGGCGAAATGTCTGGTCTTTTTTTATCGAATAAGTTTGGACAGAGTGGAAAAAGAGTGGGTGGAAACCGCAGAATTGCTTGACTTTACAGGGGGTTAGAGTGATTTATACACTACCAAAAACGAAAGGAGTACTTATTTATATGGTGATTGCAGGAACGATAAATAGGGTGGCTTTTTACTGCAGAGTCAACCATCGTGACAGAGACTATGAAAAATATCTGGACGATGTAATGAGGCGGTTGAAAGAAGAATATGGAAAACAGAAATGTGATTTGCAGATATTCTTTGAGGAAGCTTCAGGAGCCGACCCGAACAGAAAAGAATTTAATCGTCTGAAAGCGGAAATCGCAGCAAAGAAGATAGATGTGGTGGTTACCATGAGGGCTGCCACGATTGCCCGTAACTGGGGACAGTTTATGGAGTTCATGCTGATTTGTAGTAAGAAAAATGTGGATGTGGTGTGCATTGACAAGGTAGAGGATGCACAAGCCATTTTCCGAAGGATTCAGGAGTTCCAGAAAAGGTTTTTTGAAGGAAGTGATGTAACGTGCGAGTAAAAGTGATTAACAAACGACCAGCTTCGGTCTTACAAAAGAAAAGGGTTTGTGCTTATGCCAGAGTTTCCACAGACAGCAGAAGACAGGAAGACTCTCTTGAAAACCAGATGGAAACTTATGAGAGAATGATTACCGGAAATCCGGAATATGAATTTATCGGAGTATTTGCTGATCAGGGCATATCCGGTTATTGTGAGAACCGCCCACAGTTCCAGAGAATGATGGAAAAGGCAAGGGCAGGAGAGATTGACTTAATTATTACAAAATCCATATCGAGGTTTGCTAGAAATACCGTCACCGTTCTAAAGTTCGCAAGGGAACTGAAGGAACTGGGTGTCGGTATTTTTTTTGAAGAACAGAACATTAACACTCTATCAGGGGACGGTGAGATGATGCTTGCCGTCCTCGCTTCTTTTGCACAGGAAGAAAGCAGAAGCATGAGTGAAAACAATAAATGGTCCATTCGGAAGAAGTTTGAGAGAGGAGAAGTGATGATTACCACATCCCGCTTCCTCGGTTATGACAAAAACGAATATGGAGATTTGATTGTGAACAGAAAGGAAGCGGAAATTGTCAGTCTGACTTTTGACCTTTATCTGCTGAATGTCGGCTCGTCAAGGATTGGGGAGCTGCTTGATTACCTGGGCGTGAAAACAGTGACGGGAACAACATGGGAGAGCGGGACCATCGATGGGATGCTTTGCAATGAAAAGTACAAAGGGGATTTTCATCTGCAGAAGTATTACACCCCTGAAAACAAAAGAAACCATACAAGGAAAAACAACGGAGAAGTGCAGAGTTATTACATTTCGGAAAATCACGAACCAATTGTATCGCCGGAGGTATGGGAAAAGGTGCAGGAAGTCAGGGAACAGAGAAAGCGTGACAGGAATATCGGGCAGGACAGCACAATGAAGTTCCAAAACCGCTATCCCTTAAGCGGAATGCTGATTTGCCCTTACTGCGGAAAAACACTCCGGCGCAGACAGGTTTACAAGAAGAAAATCCAATGGCTTTGCAGTACCTACATTGAAAAAGGAGTCAAGGCATGTAAAGGGATAAGGATTGATGATGCCGAATTGCAAGGTTTGAACATTACGGAACAGACAGTGATTGAGGAGGTGGTTAAAAATGGCAAGAAACATTACTGTTATACCAGCAAAGCAGATTTTGACTGCGGAATCAGGAACAGCACAGTCAGTGCAGAAATTGAAGATGGCAGCGTACTGCCGAGTGTCAACCGACCAAGAAGAACAGTTATTAAGCTATGAGAATCAGGTCAATTATTACACAAATTATATTAGCGAAAATCCTCTTTATGAATATGCAGGGACTTATGCGGATGAAGGAATTTCGGGAACCAATACCAAAAAGAGGGATGAATTCAACCGCATGATTGCTGATTGCAGGGCGGGGAAAATAGACATGATTATTACCAAGTCCATTTCCCGATTCGCAAGAAATACGCTGGACTGCTTGAACTATGTGCGAGAATTGAAAGATTTAGGGATAGGGATTATTTTTGAAAAGGAAAATATCAATACCCTCGATGCAAAGGGCGAAGTGCTGCTGACCATTCTTTCCTCACTGGCACAGGATGAGAGCCGGTCCATTTCAGAGAACTGCACATGGGGAATCCGTAGAAGGTTTGAAACAGGAAAACACAAAATGAGTACAAAGCGTTTTCTTGGCTACGATACGGATGAAACGGGGAAGCTGGTAATCAACAGGACACAGGAGCCGATTGTAATTCGGTTGTATCAGGAATTCCTGGACGGAAAAACAACCGATTACATCAAGAGGATTTTTGAACGAGAAGGCGTGAAAAATTGGGATGGCGGTACGAAGTGGCAGTCCACAACCTTAATGAGTATGTTGGAAAATGAAAAATACAAGGGTGATGCCTTGCTGCAGAAAAGTTATACGGTGGATTTCCTCACCAAGAAACGGACGCAGAACAAAGGGGAAATTCAGATGTTTTATGTGGAGGATGACCATGATGCCATCATTTCAAAGCGGATATGGGAATGTGTACAGCTTGAAATAAAACGCAGGAAAAAGTATCTGGAGGAGCATGGGACAAACTCCTATTCCCACCGGCCGGAAAGCAATCCATTTGCATCCAAGATAATTTGCGGAGACTGCAATAAGGTTTTTGCACGGAAAGGCTGGCGGAGCAGCACGGGTGTTGACCGTAAGGTATGGCAATGCAGTGAACGGTACAAGGTCAAAGGAGTCATGGGATGTGTCAATCGCCATGTGGAGGAAGAAACGCTGATAAAGGCTTATCTGATGGCTTGGAACGCATTGGTGGAGAACCGAGAGGATTTCATGGAGCAGTGGACAGAACAGCTGCAGAGCGAGAACCTATTGGAAGGTTATCGGGCAGAGAAGTTCATAGAATACACCGATGGAGCAGAACCTCTGACAGAGATGGATACGGACTTCATGCTGAAAACACTGGACCACATCAAGGTTTTTGAGGATGGAACATTGTTGGTGGTGTTCCTGGACGGAACGGAGATTGAATGTAAAAATGAAGAAGAGTAAGAAAAGATGCCGATTGGGAGTTGCGATTCCTGATCGGCTTTTTTTCTTGTTCTTTTGAAGATGGTAAAATAAATGGGAATATGGT